CTTCTGTAGGTACAGTTGAAACATCTGGGGGAGGGTTCCCAGTTCCGGCAGGCGGTGGTGCCTGACGGTCGGTCCGGGGACGATTGGGACCTGCACGTCTTGGGCCGCGATTACGTACATTCTTTGTTCGGGCCTCATTCTTGTCCATTCTGCCCCCCACAGGGCGTTGATCTCTGGGCTTGGACTCAGTGGGTTGGACTTTCTTCTCAGCTCGTCGAGGTTGATCTTTCCCCCCAGTCTGCGTGCTTCTGCGACCAGATCTTTTGGCGACAGGATTGGGGGGTGGCACAGGGGATGGCGAAGGCTTGGCCCCCGAGGTGCTAGGACGAGAGGCCTTAGCAGGGGGTTTGGGCTGGTCACCACGACACTTGGCGGTAGCATTGTGGAAGCGGACGGGGGTTCCGTCGGCGTGTCGGCAAACTCCGTTGCAAGGCTTTCGGGCGACGCAGGGAGTGCCGGGCTTATGCTTACCGGCGCAAGTGGGCTCGGTGCAGGGGATCGGGCTGTCAAGGGAACGGGCAGGAGCAGGCTCTGGTTTGGGTACCCTGGCCTCGGCAGGAGCAGAGGGTGGGGTAGCGGGACGAGATTCAACACTCTGGTTAGGAGTGAGGTTGCTGCATTCTCCATCGTTCTGCCGGGGAACATCGCTACTTGGTGGAGCAGGCCCGGCAACATCACCCTGCCCACCAGATGAAAAGGGACGGGACGGAGTGGTGTTCTCGACAGTTTCGAGCTGTTGGTTGGGTGGTATGACTTCATACATTGGGACACGAATGTCTTTCCACGACCAAGGCGTCAGGGAATTGTGACGCGAGGTGCCGATCACCCACCGGAAGGTGTGGCGGATAATGGGACGGAAAATGCCGGCATTGTTACACGCCAGTGCCAGCAAACCAAGCACCCGTCGGTGCACCCAAGAGAGATCAGAAGGACTACCTGATATCCATGAGTCATGGGCCGTATTTAGAGCCATCTCGTCAGACAGCTTGGATACCAGAACGGAAGCATACGGCAGGAGGTTCAGGTCTGCCTCGTCCGCAACGAAACGCGATCGGACCACGGAGTCGGAGGTGGCGCGATACCTCTCACCCCGAGTCAAAGAGGCGAGAGCGTGAGCCGATCGTATGATGGTAGAAAGCGGGACCTGGCCAATTTCTTCCCCATCCTTTCGGAAGGAGAACACGAGCTTGCCAGCATCCACCGAGGTCCGGACGGCGATAACACCGTGTGAACAGTCAGCTGCTTCTGCCATCCCCGAGCTTGAGCGTAAGTTAAGGGGATCGTTGCGGTAGTATGTTCCACTAGAGGGCCACGCAAGTAGCACCATGGTGTACTTGTCGACAAAACCAAGACGTCGGTATTGTAGGACTGTGTCCTGTGAAATCAGCACGCCTTCGGGTCCCCAATAATGGTAACCGTGAACATAGCTGGAACCACCGGCGGTCTGCATGGACACGCCGGCGCGGTTGACTTCAACAGTGGCCTCGCCATCATACCACTTCCTCACCCCCTGGTGGGCGGCGAAGTCATGGGTGATGATCAAGGTGGGGCTCTGGATGGCCCGACACAGTTCATCTCGTGAAAGATGAAAATCGACGTAAGACATTATACTGAGGCGAGTGCGGCAAGGGCAATCTTGGCCTAGATGCACCTCGGCATTGTTGGCACACTCATTCATCAGTTGGACACGGCGATGGTCGGCGGCGTCCAGGTTGGGGTAACAGATGTGGTGGTCTCTCCCGAACTTTTGGTTACGAGTAAGGGAGCCACCCACGTCGCGGGTCCGCAGGGTGTACCTACGGAGGAACTGGAGCATGGTCATCTCAGTTCGTGCGCGGACGAGAGCTAAACGCTTGTGGTGGCCATCTTCAAAGGGTGTGTTCTTCACCTCACCGACAAGGGCGTTAGACAATCTGAGAACCTCAGCAGTGGCGGCTTGCAGCGTAAAAGGCAACACCGGAGCGTCCACGTTGAGGGCCCAACCAGAAAAGGCCCGGCGAATGACTTGTAAGGTGCAAAATGAGAAATACAACCACAAACAAGCCAACGGGGCTGACAGGGTACAGACAAAATAACATGCCCATTTGAACCACAGCACCATAGGTGGGGCGGTGAGAATGGGTACGTATCCATAGTGATCAAGCAGCTGACAGGAGACACCGTAATCCAGGTGGACTTCCCCCCAACTGGGCAACCCAACCCAAGGGGCTAGGATGGCAGCCAGGGGTCCGACCAATGGAACTTCGTAAAGCTCCAGGAGTGCGGTTCTCCGAGCCCTGTCAATAGCACAAGCATGGCCCAGATTAAAGAGCCAGGCCCGGACGAGGCGTACCCATAAGGGCACAAACCACGCCCCAAAGCCCACCAACAAGGCTAAGGTGCTGAGTACGGCGCAGGATACAAGAAATCGGCGGGTACTAGAAAACATGTAGCGTGCGGACCGCCCAATGATGTGGAAGAGGAGGGCGGTGACAAGGGGGCAGGCTACATAAAGAGCATAGAGCACAAGTGCGTCCATGATCGCTCGCGGTTCGTGACGTGAACAAACG